CAGTATGACGGCGACCTGGCCAGGGTCGAACGGACATCGAATCTCGGCGAGCTGATGCGTCAGCCTTCGCCCGATCTGGTCATGCAACGGTTCCTTGATCGCATGGTTCATGACATGGCGATCTTCGACCGGTTCCTCGCTGTCAAGGTGAAGGATCGATTCGGTCGGCTGTGGTTGCAGCCGGTGCCCGCTGATAAGTGGGCGCCGCTCGAAATCGATTGGACCGGGCCGAGCGCCTACCAAATTGGTCGGGACAAGCGGCTCACCAAGGATCAGGTGCTGGCGGTGTTCGGCTATGCGCCGGATTCGCTCGCTCATGGCACGCCACCAATGGAGGCGTTGCGGCAACTGCTGGCGGGGTATAGCGCTGCCGAGGCTCAACGTGAGGCGTTCTGGTCGTCCGGTGCGCAGATCGGTGGGGTGATCGAGCGTCCGGTAACTGCGCCCGCTCTGTCTGGTCCGGCGATCGAACGGCTTCGGCAGGATTGGGAGGGCCGCTACTCGGGTGCTCAGGGCGCAGGTCGTACGCCGCTCCTCGAGGACGGCATGACCTTCAAGCCGGTCGGAACGACGGCCAGGGACGCCGAATATCTGTCGTCTCGCAAGCTGACTCGTGAAGAGGTGGCGGCAGCGTTCCACGTGCCCGCCCCGTTCGTCGGTGTGCTGGACCATGCGACGTTCAGCAATATCCGCGAGCAGCACAAGCAGTTGTACTCCGACTGTTTGGGACCGTGGATGCGGCTGATCGAAGCTGAGTTCGAACGCCAGGTAATCGAGATGGAGTTCGGCCCGCAGTTCTTTGTCGATTTCAACGAGGCCGATCGGATGCGCGGCACGTTCGAGGAACGCGCCGCGGTCATGTCGACGGCGATCGGTGGGCCGTGGATGACGCGCAATGAGGCACGTCAGATCGAGAACCTCCCCCGCATCGACTCGCCCGAAGCTGACCAGTTGATTACTCCGCTCAACGTGACCGCTGGCGGTCAGGCCTCACCGCAAAGCGGAAAGGCCGGAGTGCTTCGGACGAAGGCGACGAAGGAGACGGTGATCCCGGTCATGCGGTCAGACGACGACGCCGTAGCGATCGATGAGGCGCTTCGTTCCCATGCGGAACGGATGGCGCAGACGGTCGCTTCGGACCTCGGCGCCAAGCCGATCGATGCGTCTGGCGTTGTGGATCGTGACCGCTGGGACGGCGAACTCGCCGACGATCTGTTGCCGCTCATGGCCCAGGTAGCGGAGCGGTCAGGTGCTCCGATTGCATCGCTGCTCAAGGTCGCTGGCTGGTCGCCTGAGTTCATGGCCGACTGGCTGGCCGATCACGCGGCCGAGTCGGCGAAGGCCTTAAACGATTCTCTGGTCGAGCTTATGGATTCGGTCGACGTGGCGGAAGGCCAGACGATCGTGGCTGCCCTGTCCGAGACGGTCGACGGTTGGGAGACCTCGACGATCGCGGGAGCGATGGCGCTGGGTCTAGCTGGCTGGGCTGCGGTGGACGCTGCGAAGCGGGCGGACGGGACCAAGAAGCGCTGGGTCGTGACTCACCCGCGGCCGCGGAAGTCGTGCTCGGCGGTGAACGGCGAAACGGTGGCGCTCGACGCCACGTTCAGTAATGGCCTCAAGTGGCCTGGCGATGGGATCGGCAGTGCTGACCTCACGGCTGGGTGCACGTGTGACATGGAAATTGTGAGGACAGCATGACGATTACGCGTGAAGTTCCGACCGAGAAGCGCTTCGACGCCCGCATCAAGGCGGCTGCGGTCCTCGGTGAGGACGGCAGCGATCAGGGTCTTGTGACGGCCTATGTGTCGGTGTTCGGCAACAAGGACAGCTACGGCGACATTGTGGTGCCGGGGGCCTTTGCCGACGACATCGCTGCGTTCGAGGCTGGGACGAAGACCTTGCCGGTGATCTGGTCTCACCAGAAGAACGACCCGAACGCGTTCGTTGGCGATGTGGTCGGCCTTGTCGAAGATGAGGTCGGTCTGCTCGTCACGATGCAGTTCGACATCGAGAGCGACTACGCCATGAAGTGCTACCGGCTCGTGAAGAGCGGTCGGGTCAATCAGTGGTCGTTCGGGTATCGAGTGACCGAGGGCGCCTGGGTCGAGCTTGACGTCGACGAATACCACTACGAGTTGCGCAAGGTCGAGCTCTTCGAGGTCGGCCCGACGCTGGTCGGCGCGAACAGTGAAACCCGAACGGTGGAAGTGAAGTCGGCCGAGCGTGGCGAGAAGGCCGGACGCACCATTTCGGCGGCGACGCGCAAGGCGCTCGAATCCGCCCAGGCAGCGCTTGTCGCTGCGAACGAAGAGATCGATTCCCTGCTCGCCCTCACCGATGACGGCAAGGCAGCGAACGAACCGGCCAAGTCCGCCGTGACGGACGACGAGGCAGCCGAGGCCCCCAAGGGTAAGGCCCCCGAAGTCGCTCCGCTCACCGCCGAGGAGGCATCCCGAGTTGCACGAGCGCTCGGTTTACCTACCGCTTAGAAGGAGCGAAGTATGAACATCAAGCAGGAAATCGAAGATCGGCAGAAGGATCTGACTGATCTTCTGGCCAAGGGCATTTCGACCGACGACGACCGAGCAGCGCTGAAGGGCTTGCTCGGTGGCATCGAAACGTTGAAGGCCGCCATCGGCGCACAGGATGCGCTAGACCAGATGAAGGCCTTCGACGCCACCGAGGTGTCGAGCAAGGAAGCTCCGAGCCTGATCGACAAGATCATGGCCAGCGACGCTGTGAAGGGTTCCGGATCGGCGATGTTCAAGACCGGCGACTACGCCCGTCTGGCGCTCGGCATCAAGGCCCCGCAGGGTCTCGTTACGACCGCCACCGTCAACCGTGGTCAGGAACTCCTGACGGTCGACAATCTCGGCATCACGGTAACTCCTGAGTTTCGCCTTCCCGGCCTGCTCAACTTGGCCTCACGTGGCACGTCGACCGCGGACTCGATCTCGTGGGTCGAGATGGCGTTCACGAACAACGCTGCGGTTGTCGACGAGGCAACCGAGGGCGGCTCGTGGGGTGCGAACGGCGGACTCAAGCCCGATTCGGAGAACACGTTCAAGACGCGCGTCGCGAACTCGCAAACCGTCGCCCACCTCAAGTATGTGACCCGGCAAGCCTTGCGCAACCGTGGCTACCTCATGGGGCTCATCGAGAACGAACTTCTCGACGGGCTGCGAGAGAAGTCCGACGAGTTGCTCTGGACCGACCCGAACTACGGAATCCTGAACGCATCGGGAATCCAGGTTCAGCCGTTCAACACGTCGATCAACAAGACGATCTTGTTGGCCCGGTCGCTCGTGATCGAAGCTCAGACCACGCCACAGGCGATCGTCATGAACCCGCTGGACGCGGTCGAGGTGTACGCCACGACCGACGCTGGTGGTTGGTTCTACTCCGGTGGCCCGATCGAGTCGCCGACGCCTCGCCTGTGGGGCATGCCGATCGTGGAGACGAGCCTTTGCCCGCAGGGTGAAGCGTTCGTCGGCGACTTCCGTTCGCTGCACATCGACGTGACGGAGGATCCGAACACGGCAACGACCGACTCGCACCTCGATTTCTTCGCTCGCAACGTCGAAGCAGTCCGGGCCGAGATGGCGGCGATCATCCGCTTGGAGCGGCCTGATCACATCGTTCGGGCGGCGCTGGCCTGATGAAGACGGCGCTGTATTCCCGAACCATTCGAGGTCGTGTCCGTTTCTTCCGATATTCGGAGGAAGACGCGAAGTTCTACGGCGCGGCCCCGGTCGCTAAGCCGAAGACGGCAGCGAAGGCCACGAAGTAGTGGGTGCGTCAGGGTCGGGGCCGGTGCATCCGTGCCCAGTGTGCGGTAGCGCCGATCAGGTGTGCACGGTCCCGACCCTGACCGTTCCTCCTGATGACATCGAGATCTCGGTGTCATCAGGAGGGCCGCTTACCACCTACGAGATTGACGGCCGCTGGTGGCGACTGAACGAAGACGATGCCCGTTTGCGTGGGCTGATCCCATAACGGGGGCGCAATGTTCACTGCAGCTGACGTGACGACATTTCTTGGCGCTCCAATGCCGGGGCTGACCGAACCGATGGTGCAGGCCGCGGTCGCTGCGGTCCGCCGCTATTGCCGGTGGCATATCGCCCCGTCAAAGTCCGAGACGCTGCGCTGCAATGTGGACGGGTGCACGATCCGTGTGCCGTCGCTTCACGTCACTGACGTTGCGTCTGTTGCGTCTGCGGATTCCGGTTCGGCGGTGTCTGGCTGGCGCTGGTCCGCCGAGGGTTCCATATCCGGGTCGTTTCCGCAAGGCTTTCGAACGGTCGACGTTGAGTTGACTCATGGCCACGACGTCGCCGACATCGGTGACGTGCTGGCCGTAGTCGTGTCAGTTTGTCGTCGACTGGCCGCTGGCGGTTTGGCTGCTGCTGCTGGCGCTGCCGGACCTGTTGCGGAGGAACACATCGGCACCTACAGCTACCGCTTGGCTGACACTGGCGGCGGTACTCTCGGCGCGGTCGATCTGACCGACACAGAGCGCGACATGCTCGCGCAGTACCGCTTGGCGGTGATTGTGTGATCGCTGGCCTACTCAATCAAACCGCGACGCTGTGGCAGGCCTCGACCGCATCGACAGACGCCTACGGCTCGCAGGTGCACGCTTGGGCCGACGCGGGATCGTTTGCCTGTTACACGGAGCAGAAGTCGCAGGACGAAGTGCAGGGCAGACAGGACACGGCCCGGTCATCGCATGTGCTGTGGTTCCTGCCTGGCGTAACTGTGCGGCCGTGGGATCGCATCGAAATCAGCGGGACCATGTTTGAGGTGATCGGCGAACCGCAGGCGTTCACGGCACCGTTCACGACAGGCGGCGCCGTTCACCATTTCGAGGCCGAACTGCGGAGGGTGCAGGCATGAGCGCAAAGTTCAAAGCGAACCGCAACGCATTGCAGGACATCGCCGCGATGTCGGTCGCCCGGGTGGGAATGTCGAAGGCTGCGAAGGCGATCGCCAAGGGTGTCGAAGAACGCACGCCGGTCGGTGAGGGTGATCCTCGCCATGCCCGCGACGCGATCTTCACCTACGCATTCGACGACCGTTACAGGGTCGTGACCCACGATCCGGCCGGACACATGATCGAGTTCGGCTCGGTCAATCAGGCGCCCGACGCACCGTTTCGACGCACCGTTGATTCGCTCGGTCTACGAGTCGAGTACGACTGATGTTGGCTGACCCGATCCCGGCGATCCGGGAATGGCTGCTCACTGACCCGGCAATCTCATCGACGGCAACGGGAGGCATCGTGCATCGCACGCCTGAGCCTCTTGTGTTGCCTCTTGTCCGTTTGTCTCGCATTGGTGGCGGTGGTCATCGGTGGGGCGGGCAGGGGTGGGATTCGGTGCGTCTGCAGGTCGACACGTTCGCTGACTGGCAGAACGAACCGCAGGCGATGGATCTGCACAACCTCGTGCGAGATCGCTTACTGGCGCTCTGTGGGGCGTCGTTCAGTTTCGGGGGTGTCCAACTTGGATGCCCGCAAGAGAACTCCGGGCCGTCCCAAACATGGGACGAGTCGCGGACAGCGCCCGTCGCTTGGGTGCGTTCGGATTGGGCCATCCGGGCCTGGTCAGACCAACAAACATAGGAGCACACCATGGCCGTTAACGCCGCCAACCTGTTTGCCGTGGAGTGCGCCTCCACGGTCCATTTCGGCAAGTACTCGTCGGGTACGCCCGCGACGCTGCCAACCAACCTGAGCGCCTACGTCGCGCCTCCGGGAACGGTCACCGACACGTTCACGACTGCTGGCGGATGGGTCGACGCTGGCGCATTGACCGATGCGCCAGACTTCTCACAGGAGTTCGAGATCCTCGAAAAGAAGGTCTGGAATTCATGCACGACTCAGTACGTGTGTCGCCAGTCGACAGACCGGTCCGTCACCGTGTCGATCGAGGAACTGAGCCGGACGTCGGTCGAGATGATGTTCGGCGCCGGGGTGTGGACCACGACCGCGAATGGCGTGCGGTTCGTCCCGACCGGTGGACACAAGGAGTACCGCTTGGGACTCCACTTCGTGGACCGCAACAACCGCCGCTTCTGTGCGATCTTCCCTCGTGTCGGCATCACCGAGGTCTCCGGACCGAATGCGGATGAGAACTGCGAGACGATGAAGGCGGAGATCACCTTCAAGGCGCTCGAGGATTCGGCAACGGTCCTCAACGGCGTGTCTCCGGACATGTTCGTCCTCTCCGACTTCCCGAACTTGGTCTCCGGACCGGTAGCGCTCTGATGGCGGCTGATCTGGACCTCGACGCCAAGCGTGAAGCGCGAGGCTACAAGCGCCGCGTGATCCGCCTCAACGGCAAGGATTGGGAGCTTGCCCCCGCCTTGCCTGTGCTGCGGATCGGGTCGATCGTGTCAGCGCTGGACGTTGACGCCAACGACGAAACCGCGATGATGAAGATCATCGACGCGCTGCTTCCGATCTTGGAGAAGGCGTGGGGTTCCGATTTCATCGATGAGTTGGATCAGGACGACTTCGTTCACGTGATGGGCCTCTATGGCGTGAAGTTCACTGCCGACGCCACGGCACCCGATGAGGTGACCGTGGGGGAATCGGCAGCCTCGCCCGCTTCATAGAGCGGCGGCGAGGCGAACTCACCGCCGACTTCCAACGCCACTACAACCTTGACCTACGGGCCGTCCTCGCTGATTGCGGGGACGGCCCGAGTCTTTGGGATCTGATCGCTCTCGTCCGGTTCTTGCCGGTCGACTCGGCGACGATCCGGGCGGAGGAAGGCGTCGCGGATCCGACTGTGCTCTTGGAGACCATCGCTCTCATTACCGACGCCCGGTGGATCACCTGGCTTAACGGGCACCTCAAGAAGGGCGCCCGGAAGTTGAAGCCGATCGAACTCCGCACGCGCCCTCGTGAGAAGCGTCGGCTCACGATGCAGAACGTTATGCGGGCCTTCGGGTTCGCGCCGCCACCCGAGGTCAACGACCCGGATTGGCGACCACCTCCGAAGGAGTGACCGCATGGCAAAACTCGGCACGGTCTTCGTCGACGTCAAGCTCGACGACAAGGACGCGAAGCGGCAGATCGACGGGCTTTCGGGGAGCCTCAAGAAGGGGCTCGCCGTCGCGTTCGCCGGTTTGTCGCTGGGCGGTTTGGTCGGTGGACTTAAGGCGTCGACTGATGCAGCGTCCGATCTTTCAGAGTCGACAAGCAAGGTCGGCGTCGTCTTCGAGGATTCGGCCGCTGCGGTCGAGGCATTCGCCGCAACCGCTCCGGCTGCGCTTGGCCAAACCCGCCAGCAGGCGCTCGAGGCGGCTGGCACGTTCGGGAACCTGCTCACTGCTTTCGGTCTCACCGAGGGCAAGGCCGCGGACATGTCCACCTCAATGGTGGGCCTCGCTTCTGACCTCGCCTCGTTCAACAACGCGAACCCGCAAGAGGTGTTGGACGCGCTGAGTTCTGGCCTGTCCGGCGAGACGGAACCGCTCAAGCGGTTCGGCATCGCAATCAACGACGCACGCCTCAAGCAAGAGGCATTGAATCAGGGGCTGATCGCTTCCACGAGCGACGCTCTGACACCCGCCGCCAAGGCCCAGGCCGCGTACGCGCTCATCATGCAGGACACCGTGAAGGCGCAAGGCGACTTCGCCCGCACGGCCGGTGGCGCAGCGAATCAGCAGCGCATCCTGGCGGCACAGTTCGGCGAACTCAAGGCCACGGTCGGCGCCGGCTTGTTGCCCGTCATCACCGCGATCTTGCCCGCTGTCACGTCACTCGTTTCGACGATCGGGCCACAACTGGCCGAAATCGGCACGTTCCTCGGCGACGCCTTGACGCCCATCGCGGAGACGTTGGGGACGACCCTCAAGCCGGTGCTAGCGGCCATCGCTCCGATCTTGGGCTCCATGTCGGTGCTGTTCTTGAAGATCCTCAGCGCCGTCATGCCGCTTCTGCCCGTTATCGCCAAGTTGGTTCAGGTCGGCGTTCGGGTCATGACCCTCTTCCTGGCACCGTTGATCGGAGCTCTCGAGCCGGTGATCACGGCTCTGGTCGCTGCGTTCATGCCGGTGCTGTTGAAGCTAACGCCGGTCATTTCGCAGGTTGCGAACGTGTTGGGCGGGACGCTGGCCAAGGTGTTGCTCCTGGTGGGCCCGCTGATCGAAGCCTTATCGCCTGTCCTCATGGCGATCGCCGATGCGTTTGCTCTCTTACTGGCCGAGAACCTCGACGCCTTTGTGGGGCTGATCGACGCAATGATTCCGGTGCTGACGGTGATTACGCAGGTGATCGCCGACTTGGCTCCGTATCTGGCGGAGTTCATTAAGTGGTTCGCGCCGTTGTTGGCTCTGGTCTCAGATGCCACGGTCATGCGGGTCATCACTCCGCTGATCGAAAGTTTCGCTAAGGCGCTGCGGCTACTGCTCGCCGGCGACTTCTCCGGTGCGTTCGGAGCGCTCGCAGATGGATTCCGCGGGATGTTCGACGGGCTTAAGGACGTTGCCGGGAAGTTGGCGACGATCCTGGGTCCTGTGCTCGCTTCGATCGGGGCGTGGATCACTGGCACGGCGATTCCGTTCCTGCGGGCCAAGGTGCCCGAGTGGATCGGCGCCCTGTGGGGTTGGCTCAAAGAGGCGGTACCGCAGGCGCTGGCCTGGATCGGTGGCGCTCTGACGGCGCTCGGCGGGTGGATCGTCGGCACTGCGATTCCGTGGCTGCTCGCCAAGGGCGGCGAACTGCTCGGCTCGCTGGTGGCTGGTCTCGGCGACCTTGGTATCAAGCTGGTCGAGTGGGCGGGCAAGGCCTTCGCTTGGCTCGCATCGAGCCTGGTCGGTTTGGCTGCCGACGTGCTGGGCTGGTTTGTCCGGCTCCCCTTCGAGATCCTGGGCTTGCTCGTCGACTTTGGTGCGCAGTTGGTCACGTGGGCTGCCGAGGCGTTTGTCTGGCTGTGGCAGAACCTCCCCGGCTTGGCTGCGTCGGTGTGGCAGTGGTTCACGTCGCTGCCTGGCGAGGTCGTCGGGTTGCTCGTGGAGTTCGGACCGAAGCTCATCGAATGGGCAGGCGCCGCGCTCTCGACGTTGGGCGGACGCCTCGGCGACCTGGCCGCTTCGATATGGGACTTCTTTCGGGAACTGCCAGGCAAGATCGTTTCGACGATCGGTGACCTGGGCAGTCTGCTCGTGAGCGCCGGCGCTTCCCTCATGACGGGCCTGTGGAACGGGATCACGTCGGTCGGTTCCGCTGCGCTGGACATCGCCCGTGATATCGCCAACGCCCTGGTCGGCTTCGTCAACTCCAACATCATCGACTCGATCAACTCGGCGGTCGAGTTCGACATCGCCGGGATCTCGGTCGACCCGCCCGACATCCCGCACATCCCCTCGTTCCATACGGGCGGCGTGTTCCGACCGAAGGGCAGCGGCGAAGGCCTCGCCTTGCTCAAGGCTCGTGAGGCGATCTTCACGCCTGACCAGTTGGACGCCTTGCCGTCAATGGTCGGTGGTGGTGGGTCCACGGAGGTGCTTGTGAGTGCGAAGGATTCGCGGGTCGGTCCGCTGCTCGATTGGCTCGCATTCGAAATCGGTAAGCGGGACAAGGGGCGGCGCTGATGGCTGACATTCTCAGGATCGGTCGCCTCGCGATCAATCAGGCGTCGGCCGGCGTCACCGGTTCACGCGATGGCTCCACGCTCTCGCTGTCCGGCGATCTGTGCGGGGCGCCCGAGGTGGCCCTTGTGCCAGAGATGGCGACCGAGACGCGCAACCGTGCGGTCGCGATGCTCGCCCATTCGATCGCCGGATTATCTGACGGAGCCGAGCCGATCATCGCCGTGTGCGGTGACCCGACCGGAAATTGGGACCCGTCACTCGACGGTATCTACCGGGTGACGGCTTCATCGGCAGACATGGGAACGGGCTCGCTTGTTGACGGCGGCACATGGTCGGTCGGTCTCGATCGCATCGACCATCGCCCGCTCATGGAGTCGGTCGTGTCGGTGACGCAGGTACCGAACGCCGCCAATGCGCTCGGCCAGGCGGTGATCTCGCTGCCTGCCGTCGCTGGCGGTACCCGTGTCGCCAACCTCGGCTGGGTTGCCTCGATTCCTGAACCGTCCACGCCGACGTTCACCGCCCCGTACGGGTCTGCCTCGTCGCTGCTCGCCTGGTCTCAGGCGTTGACGATCCCGGCGTCTGGCGTCGTGCGCGAAACGTGGGAATGCCCACCTGACGCGTGGCTGCTCGGCTCACCTCGCATCGCTATTCCGGTGCAGCCTTCGCCGCTCGAGGTCGTGCCCTTGGTCGGCGGTCGTTGGCCTGGATGGCTGGACTTTCGCCAGATGGACACTGGGCTTAATCCGGCCGAGTGGTGGGTCGACAATGGTCTCGTTCGTTTCGCGTTTCGAGAGCGTTCCGGGTACGTGATGATCCTCATGTGGTGCTACCAGTCGGGGGCATGGATTGGGCCCTATGAGTTCCTGCCGACACGTGGCATGCTGACGGCCGACCGCTGGAACCGCATCGCCGGAGTAAGGGTCCGTCGCAACGATGCGTTTGAGGTCTCGGTCGACGTGGACCTGGTGGCGAACACCGGCCTCGTCGGCACGGACCACCTCTTCGAGCGGCGCGACACGATGACGCTGCGGCTACAGCGTGGCCGCCATCACGCCCGTTTCGAGTGTCGAAGCGAGACCGCCCATATCTGGCAGTTGCGAACCTGGACATCTGACCCGGCGACGGTCATCAACGCGGCAACGATGGTCGACACCACGGCGACGTTCTCTCCGTTCCGCTGGCTGATGGGGCTAGACGTGGCGCAGACCACAACCCTGACGAGCGGCATAAAGCGAACAACTGCTGCAGTGCAACGATGCACGTTTGCACTTGGTGCGGTCATTCCCAACGCCCCGTTCGATGTGCGACCGACTCAAGCCCAGGTCGCCGCTCAAATCTGGTCTGACGTGCGCGAGTTCCACCGACCGATCGAGGCATGGCAATGAGTTCGGTGTCAGAGGAACTCGGCGGCTCAGGGTCGGGAACGATCCGACTTCGCCCCGATACGCCGGGTTACATCCGGGATCGCCTGAGCCTGTCGCCAACGGCGGCTACGCCACGAGCAGGGTTCGGGTCGATCTTCGTTACTGACGGACACCGAGGACCGGCCCCGTCGTTCGGCGCTGCGCAAGCTGGCGCCCTTTGGTGGGGTGTACTTCGGGAGCGGGCGAACAACGGTCTCGAACTGTCCGGGCCTGGACCGGCGTGGTGGTTCGGCGACGAGGACGGCAAGGGTCGTCTCGCGGCTCCGGCGACGGTCGCACCGTTCCCGTATGTGGTCGGCTACGTGTCACCAGGAAGCATCCAGGAACAGTTGGCGGGTGCCCCTGGCACGCCGTCGTTTTGGGCGTCGGCCGTGGCCAACACCGCACTAATTACGGTCGGCGTGGTGGGAGCCACTCCTGGCATTCCCGAGTTCGGCTATTGGGCCAGGGGTGACCAGGAGCCGCCTCGACGGTGGCTTCAACTCGCCGCCGATGCGTTCGGTTTCGAGTGGCGAATCCGACCTACTGGTGTGCTGGACATGGCCACACCCGCCGAAATCTACGGCACCGCTACCCGGCTCGTCGTGGGCTCGCACCTTTGGCCTGGTGCGATGCCAAGTGAGTCACTGATCTGTACGACTGGCAACGTGGTATTCGCCGAATCGCTGGCCGAATGGGTGTCTCGATGGAACGTTCGCACCGACACGACAACTCTCGGTACGGCGACGCGTGCCGACCCTTACGGGCACTGGGTGTCGATCATTGCGGCAACGCCGTTGGGGTGGGGCGGGTACTCCGAAGTGAGCGCGTCGACCGGTGCCGGAGCATCGAGTTCGCCTGCGGTGATGGGCACTGCCAGGGCTCGAGCCGAACGAGGCGCCCACAACTACGCCGCTGTTCTCACGGTCGACGTGAACTCTGACGCGATCCCCCGGATCGTTCCGGTCGGCGGAACCATCGGCGTTTGGGAACCCGATCATTTGATCGTCGGCACGACGCCAGTCAACGCGATGGGGCAATGGATTCGCCCCGTCTCGCTGCGGGTGCTCGGTGCTGAGTGGCCGATCCGCGAAGGCTGCGGGGTCTACGTGTTTCCTCACGCCCCGAACACGCCACCGATCGACCTCACCGATTGGGTCGAGTGGGGCAGCGGCCCAACTCGTCTCACCGTTGGCAGGCTTCGCCTGCCGTCACTCTCGCAAACGATCCGGCGGCGGGAATGGAATCCCGCCGCATGAGCAAGGAGGGCCACATGGCCGTATCACTGGACATCCTCGACGCCGTTCGTCTGGCTCTCCCGCCCGACATCCTCGAGTACAACCGGGCCGAGCAGGCAGCGGCGAAGGCTCGCGTTAAGGACGCCGAAGCCGCGAAGAACGCGGCCGACGCGGCCCTCAAGGATGAGCAGGCCGAGCTCGACGCCGAGAAGGCGTCAGCCGAGGCGAACGGCAACGATCCCGAAGCGGTCGTTGCGGAGCGAGCACACCTACTCGCCGCGAGCAAGCGAGCGGTGGCCGAGGGGATCGCCCTGGTGCAGTTGGCGCAAGCACAGGCGGGCGACCGTTACCGCTTCGGCGCCGAGGTGTCGAAAGATGATCCCGACCCTGAGGTCTTTGACTGCTCCGAACTCGTGGAGTGGGTGTGCGGTCGGTTCAGCGTGGAACCGAAGATGCCAGATGGATCGTGGATTCAGGCCCTGCATTGCCAGAAGTACGGCACGATGACGAGCATCGATGAGGCGTTGAACACGCCAGGCGCTCTTCTGTTTCGGTTCAGTGGTGGACAGGGCCCGTTGCCGTCGTCACGACCTCGCAGGGCTCATGTCGCGATCTCGGTCGGTGACGGGGTGCACACGATCGAGGCACGCTCGGCACGCTCCGGTGTTGACCTGTTCGCCGACGCACAAACTGGCCGGTGGACACACGCCGCCCTCATGCCTGGCGTTGATTACGGCACCGTTCAGGTGGTCGAGTTGATCGGCAGGGGCGATGTGGGCCCGGTCGTGAAGGAGATCAAGAAGGCGCTTCACAAGGCCGGGTTCGGCACGTCCGAACCGCTCAAGATCTCGGCGACCGATCCAACCTTCGGCCCGAAGACTGAACGTGTCGTGCGCGCCTTCCAGGCTGCGGTCGGCATCGAGGTTGACGGCGTTGTTGGCCCCGACACTCGCGCCGCCCTGGGCCTGTGATGCAGGGCCTCGTCGACTTTGCGACCGGTCCCGGCGTCGGCGCTGGCGGACTCGTGCGTAAAGCTCTATTTGTCGCGCTTGTCGCGCTCGTCGGGTGTATTCCCGCACCGACCCGCATGGTTGTTGTCGGCGATTCGCACGCCTCCGTGTCGGGGTCCTGGCCGCAAGCGATCGACTGCATGGACGTCGACAACCGGTCGATCAGCGGGGCGGGACTCGGAACGTCGATCTGGATGCCATCTCTTGTTGATCGCCTCGACTCGGCACTCGACGGCGTTGGGCCAAGCGACATGGTGATCGTCGCTCTCGGCTCAAATGATTTCGGTAGCCGGACGGTCGCTCAGATGCAGGCCGACAAGACCACGGTCGACGCGGCAATCGCCGAGCGGGGAGCCCATGTCAGGTGGGCGACCACTCCTCCGATATCTCCGGCGCATCCGTACCGGTGGTATCAGCCTTGGTTCTCGACGATGACACAACGCCACGGCGAATGGAACGCCTTCATTCGCTATGTCGGCGGTGCCGACATCTACCTCCCGCTCGGCTCTTCGCTGGACGCCGCCGAGGACCGGGGCGACCACGTGCACCTTTCACCCGCAGCCCACTACGTCACCTCCCTCAAAGCAAAGGAGTTGTTATGCCCGAAGTAATCACGACCGAGCATTACATCGCCGCACTGATTGTTGAGCTCACATGAAAGGCCTCGTCGACTTTGCGACCGGTCCCGGCGTCGGCGCTGGCGGACTCGCCGCACTGATCTGGGTCTATCGCCGGTTGCGCGGAATGGAGCGCCTGAGGGATGTGGTGAGGCGGACCGCTCGGACGTTCGGCGGCGACATCGTTGCGACGTTCGTCGTCCCTCCGGTTGGCGAAATGGTCGGTGCGTTGCGTGACGAGGTGGCCGATTTGCGGTCGGCGGTGACCGAACTCGACGGGGCTCTGCGGTCTCATATGAGCGCCGAGGAGGTGGCTCGCGTTGTTGACATCGAGCACCGCAAGCGACGGCAAGCGGAGACCGAGGCGAAGTGGGATGCGATCGACGCACGGCTCAGCCACATCGAGGACAGTCTAGAGGTGACGAGATGAGGCGACTATCGAAGGCCGAGCGACGGCGCTTGGAGTTTCAGCGCATCGCGTGGACGGCGGCGCAGGGCGTGATCGCTGGTCTGATCGGTGCCCCGGTGCTCGGTCTGTCTGCGTGGCAGTCGATCGGCACGGCCACGATCACGGCGACCCTCGGCGCACTGTCCTCGCTTATCCGGCGCCGTTTGGCGGCGCTCGACGCGAAGCTCGGCATCGACGAATCTAGCGGGGTGGAGCAGTAGGTAGCTCGCCTGGCTCATAACCAGGAGGTCGCCGGTTCAAGTCCGGCCCCCGCCACCATCGAACGCCCCCGGTTTCGGCCGGGGGCTATTCGTCGTTTTGGCACACTGTCACAGTGTCGTGGGATTAAAAGTCCCCGCCGTAGGCGGACATAGGTCGAGACGCCCGACCTCTTGTGGCTCCGGTGTTGGCTCGACGGGCTCGAATGATGCTGGGTCTTCCCCTGCGGCGAGCCGGTCGAGCGCGTCCGGTGGCCAGTTGAGGGCGCGGGCTATGGCAGCGGACGTATCGGGCCTAGGCGTGGATGTGCCCATCTCGATAAGACGCATCCCTTCGGCACTGATGCCCGCCAACTTCGCGAGTTTGGCGCGGCTGAAGCGCAACTCCTCACGTCGTTTGGCTACAGCGTCATATTTACTCACCGTGGCATTCTGCCAAGTCTTGCCAAGTCGAGCAAGGTGAAACGCGCAGAGCGTGTTAATGGGTGGCCTAAGTGAGATTTGTTTGGTCAAGTCTTGACAAGACTTGACCAGTAGTGACAAGATAACCGCATGCAGTCACAAGGACCCATTGAGGCACGACGCCTGAACTTAGGGATGAGTCGTGCGGTATTAGCTGAGAAGGCGGGTATCACTCGGGAGAGCGTACGCCTCATCGAGATCGGCAAATCGAAGCCGAACGCAGCCACGATCAAGGCAATAGCCGACGTGCTCGGCTGCTCGGTCATGGACCTCCTCACCGAAGAGGCCGCGGCATGAATGGGCGCTGGATCTTCCCCAGCGACGAAATGCCGTGCACGGGCGAACTTGGTTTCGATCGCATCATGCTCGACATCCCCGAGGACGAAGGTCGACTGTTCCCGATCAACTACCAGTTCGACACGGCGCTCACGTCCGCAGGGTCCGCCTGACCCTCACCAGAGCGTGCCCGGTCGGGACCTCACCCATCCCTCCACACGGTCCCGGCCGGGCCGCACCCCCTTCTCACCACACCACCACATCAGAAAGAGACCACATGAGCACCACATCAGACCTGCTCCGCGTGATTGCGGACCTTATCGACGCCGAAATGGGCGAGGCCACACGCCAACTCGGCGGCATCCCCGGCGAGGAAGCGATCGCCAAGATCGTCGCCGAGGCGAAGCGCACCGTTGCGTCGATCGACGAGTGCCTGGCCGAGTCGGCACCGACCCCGGCGAGGAAGTTGAACGGCGCAGCGATGCGGGACTTCCGCATCAAGGCCGGTCTCACTCAAACCGACCTGGCCTTTCTGATCCCGACCGGACCGGGCACCATCAAACAGCTTGAACTCGGCACCCGTGGCGCTAGCAAACATCGCATCGCCCAACTGGCCGAGGCTCTCGGCTGCTCGATCGAGGCCTTGACCTGTTGCGCACGCCAGCCATGATCACGATGCCCGCATACCTGGCGTGCGAACAGATCGCACGAGTGCTCCTTGATGGGGCGATTCTCCCGTCCGGGATCATCGATGGCGAACATGTCGAGCTTGGCGTGCGGTCGGTTCGTCCCGATGGCAGGTCACATCATGACCCGTCGTTCCGGTGGCCGTGGCCAGGCAACTGGACCGGGCGAGTCGAGGCTGACACGTCGTCAGCCGAGTGTTCGTTTGGCCTCCATGTAGCGCTCGGGTGGCGCCCCCTGTCGGCGCTGGTGTCGGTACACGTTGTGCAGGTCGTGGCATTCCGTGGGGCCGACGTAGCGTTCATCGGCTCCGAGAAACTGCGGGTCTCTCAGGCTGGCGTGCTGAACATCGTGGATGTTTGGCAGTTGGCCCGAGATGGTTTACTGCGCGGGGCGAACCTGTCCGGGGCGAACCTGACCGGGGCGAACCTGTTCGGGGCGAACCTGCGCGGGGCGAACCTGACCAGGGCGTACCTGACCAGGGCGAACCTGCGCGGGGCGATCCTGCGCGGAGCGGACCTATCCAGAGCGAACTTGTTCAAAGCGACCATGAACGGGGCGGACCTGTCCGGGGCGAACCTGTTCGACGCGGACCTGACCGGGGCGAACCTGACCGGGGCGAACCTGTTCGACGCGGACCTGACCGACGCGAACCTGCGCGGGGCGAACCTGACCGACGCGAACCTGTTCGGGGCGGACCTGACCGACGCGAACCTGCGCGGGGCGAACCTGACCAGGGCGAACCTGACCGACGCGAACCTGGTCGGG